GGTAGCACTGCTAATAGTTTAATCATGGCGGCCGTTAAAGAAAAATACGGATTTAAAGATGGTGATAAGGTGCTTGTTCCGGCATGTACCTGGGTCACTAACATTAGTCCAGTGTTTCAGTTAGGCTTCAAACCAATTTTTTGTGATGTCAATTTACAAAATTTTAGTTTTGATATCGAACACATGAAAGAAATTAAAGAAAAACATCCGGATATTAAAATTGTGTTTGTAACACATCTGTTAGGGTTTCCTGCAGATAATAATCTATATCAAGAGATATTTCCTGATGCAGTTATCCTAGATGACGTTTGCGAGTCTCACGGATGTTTAGATATTAACGGTTATAAAGTTGGCGCAAATAGTGTTGCGGCAAGTTTTAGCTTTTATTTTGGCCACCATATGACTACAATTGAAGGTGGTATGGTTAACGTAAATGACAGCGAACTATACGAACTCATGCGTATGAAACGCAGTCATGGACTAGCACGTGAGTCGGGAAACTTGAAAAAGTATGCTGACCAGTATCCAGAAATACATTCACAGTTCTTGTTCATGACAGATGGATATAATTTTCGCAGTAGCGACTTTAATGCAGTATTAGGATTAAGTCAACTTACTCGCCTTGACGATATGATTGACCAGCGTCGACAGAATTTTAAAGAATTTGTTAAAATCATGGACGATCATAAAGACAAATTTTATCCTGTTGATCATAATATACATAACAGTAATTTTGCATTTCCGTTCATTTGTAAAAATCCAGAACTTACTAAAAAAATGAAAAAAGTGTTTGATGACAACGGCGTTGAACATCGTCCTATTGTAGGAGGCAACCTGCTACGTCAACCCTTCCTTAAAGGTTACAAGTTTGGTACTCCCCGTAAAAATGCAAATGTAGATCTACTTAACGACAATGGTGTCTATATAGGTAATAGTCATTTTGTTACTAAAAAAGATTTAGAATGGCTAGCTAAAACACTAGGAGAAATTTAATGTCTAGTCGCATTTTGGCTCCAATAAGTGTAGGAGAGTTAATTGATAAAATTACAATCTTATCGATAAAATTAGATCACACGTCAGACGCAGGTAAAATACAAAACATTACTAAAGAGCTCGACGAACTTTCAGAGTTGCTTAATTTAGATACAATAATAATTAGAAATCTGTCACTAGAACTAAAATGTATTAATGAAATTATTTGGCAAATTGAAGACGAAATACGTATTAAAGAAAAATCAAAATTATTTGATCAGGAGTTTATCGACCTTGCTAGGTCTGTTTACATTTATAATGATAAACGAGCAGTGGTGAAAAGACAAATTAATGAGCTTACTAACAGCCACATTGTTGAGGAAAAAATATACTAATGACTATCAATAAAATTTGTTTTTATAATAGGTGGCATAACGGAGATGTGTTCTCCGGTAAAGGTTATATGCAAGATTTAATTCGACAACTACCTGATATTGAATTCTCACATTCACAGGTTAATAAGATTAAAACTATGGGAGATATGCCGTTCACGCACTTACCTATTGATCAAATACCTGTAACAGATTCTCATAGAGTTTCTGCATCAGAGGATACCATCTACATTAACACCTGGGTTGGAGGGTATAAAGATTTTATGTTTCCTAATGAGGAACACGCAAACTACCCAATGCTCAATAGAATGTGGATGTATATCTACGACAGAGTAGCATGGTATCTAGATAGGCCAATTGAACATACTACTAACTTATTTGCACTTATACCTACCACAGATTGGTCAAAATTTAATATTGCGCCTGCATTGGCATGGCTTGAAGGTAAAGGACGTATAGCTTTATTTTGTAATGGAATAGCACAAAGTTCTCAAAGTCAATTAGGCACCATGGGAGAGATTATAAAAAATCTAGCACAGATTCATCCTGATGTTTCATTTGTGTGTACTACAAAATTTAGTACCGAGTGGTTTCCTTATACATCTAATATATATTTTACAGATGATATATTTGCAGAAGTAGAGGGAGGTGACCTTAATGAAATAGGATTTTTATCAACTAAAGCAGAGCTTATAGTTGGAAAAAATAGCGGGCCTTTTATGTTTTCTCATGTAAGAGAAAATATAGCAAATCCTAATCAAGCATTCTTAAGTTTAAGTCATAGACCAAGTGATAGTTATCTGATGCATGTCATTGGATTTCCTTGCAGGTATTTTCATTACAGTAGAGAAGAGCTACATCAACTTACTTTTTATCTTAATGAAATACTTAATGGTAAGGGCAAGAATCATAATGCACAGATGCAGATTTTAGATTAAAAAAAACGGACCGTAAGGTCCGTTTTTATTGGGTTATGTTGATTAACCTAAACCAGTTGCTGCCTGGCCTACTGCTCTTCCAATTTCAGAACCAATACCACTGCGTGTAGTGCCCTTCATTTGAATAGCGTTATCATATTTAATTGTCATAGTAATATCTACAGGATCACTAGATGAATAATCTGTGTTAGAATAAACTGTATTTTGTAGATAGCATCCGTATAGTTCAAACGTTTCTAAAATGCCCGGTTCGTTGGATCCGTTACCACCGTCTAGGATTTCAATTCTAGTTGTAAACTTGTAATCGATACCTGCTGCCGCAGAACTTTGTTCGAAGAAGTCAAATTGTTTCTGAATTTGTTCTCCAACAATTCTACTTGTATCTCCGCTCACATCATCCCTTACAACAAGGGTAATATCTGCCCATGTGTAACGACCAGCATAGTTAAGTTTACTGTTGTAAATGTTTAATTCGATATTGTCGAATTGTACTCCTGGGCGAGTAATGTTCATTACCTGCTTTGTTAATTCAGTGCTTCCGCCAGATGCGCCAAAACCTTCTAAAGATACCCTGAAGCGGTATTTTAGTTTTGGCATCAGTAACGTCTGATTTCCTTGCCCCGGAATTGGAACTGAAAATTTGTTTAAAGTGATCATCGTAGGGTTCCTTGTTCTATGTATTTACCCATTATCTTCCGGCTGCAATATCACCAGTATTTTTCAAGCGTAATGGAATGTAAATGAATTCCACTGCTTTTACCGGTTCAATAGCAATGTCAAGATATAGTTCGTTTCTATCAACTCTTGCAGGAGTATTGTTAGATTCATCGCATACAACAATAAAGTCGTAAAGTGCTCTTTGTCCTACAAGTTCTAGTAATAAACTTTCTGCCGATTGCTTGAGTTCGTTACGTGTAGTTCTGTCGTTTGGCTCAAACAAGAACGGACGAGCTAACAAGTCAAGTTGTCTACGTAAGTACGCAACTAAACGAGATACGTTGATTCTATCTAAAGAGCTTGAATTCCTAGCCCTTGTCTTTTGACCAAACAATACAATTCCTGCTCCAGGCAATGTTGCAATTGGATTAATCTTAACATCTTGTAGAACATCTCGTAAGCTCTGTGGTAGTGGAGCCTGTTGGAATTCGCCGTTTTTAAGGTAACCGACTGCTGTTGCGTTATCAACACCACCGCGGCGTGTACCAGCTGGAGCAAACCACGGGTAGCTCTTTTGATCACTCAACGCCATAGTACGCAATACCATATGACTTGGCGGAACAACAATGCTGTTACCGCTGTTGTCTGTGGTAAACCCGCTTGGATAGAACATTCCCATGTATTCATCGTACGTTACAGATCCAGTTTCTCCGTTGTCAAGTGCTGTATTGCTTGCGCCCCATTCACGTAGAGCAGTACCTGTAGCAGGTAATCTAAACGGTGTGTCACCAATAACAAATCCAGTTAATCCTCTAGCTACGTTTAGGCCTACTAAATTGGTAATTGTCTCTGGATACCCAGGACATGCTAGTAAATTAACTACCATTGTATCAGTATCTCTAATTGATAGACTAGTGTCAATTAAAGATTTAAGACTTTTGACAACAAACCCACGTTGTGAGTGTCGACCAAATTTACCAGATCCGTCTTCATTATTGCCAGATGCACTTACCCAACGAGCAGTTGCATATTTAGGAGAATTAGTAGATCCGTCCATAACTTCGTCGTTAAAACGCTGATTAGTACCGTTGTCGGCAGTGATATCAATTGCGGTTGCTTTGTATTGTTTTACATTGTTTCCGCTACGACGAGTATTCCATAGGCGCATACCCTGTGGATATATTGTAGGATCAGGAGCATCTGGATCAAGATATAAACTTGTTAATAATGCCTTGATAGTTGCTGGCGTTGTAGCAGTTCCGCTAGCACCCCATCGAGCATCAGCAAACAACCATCCTGTTGGACTTGTATTGTCTGTAAGATCTTGTTTAACCCATTTGATTAAACTTGCGCTCCATACATAAACATTTTGACCATATTTTTCTGGGTCGCTACTATCGATCCATAAATCGCCGTCTACTAATGGAGTACCGTCACTTTGACCGTCATCTTTGCCTGGGGCTGTTGCTTTAATAATAGGTCCATTAGGACTAGTCAATGGGTATACTGAATGATATCCTGCCCAGGTTGTGCCATTATGTACAAGAATATCAACTTCGTCTTGAATAGCAGAATACCACAATGTTCCATCTGCTGGAGCTGTAGTTAAAGCGGTTGCAGATGATTTTACTACAGAAGTTAGTAACTCAACTGGTTTCCAGTTACTTGCTTTTAATGCAAATCCATCATACAACCCTGTAGGATACACATTTGAAGCATAGGTATTGGTTGCAGAATCATAAAAACCTGCTTGGAATAACGGAACATCTATCCCGTCACTCATGAAAATTTCACCGCCTAATGAGTGTTCTAGTCTTAATACTCCTGATACAGGATCGTATGTAGAAGTAACATATTTTAGACCAACTGCACTTACAGCAGTTGCAAACCCTGCAACGCTACTTGTTGTAATTACTACAGTTTTTGGATTGCCTAATGTAGTACTGTTCGGTTCTGTTTCAGAAATTATAAATGTTGCACCTATAGCAAATGCCGAAGTATTAGGTATAACTGTTGTTACAACTGTAGGGGCCGAAGTAACTCTTCGATATAATTTAAAGTTAGCAATAGTTGCCTGTGCCGCAGTTCCGTTACCTTCGTTGTAATCGCTCTGAATAAACAACTTACCTGCCGCAATGTTTGTACCGCCGGAAGAATCAAGTGATTTAATAGCTTCTCTAGAATTCTTAAACACTGGAGCATTTACTGTTTCCCAAATAGATTCAGTTCCGTTAAAATATTTTACAACCCAATTAGCACCGCTATTAGGACTTGTTGTTTTAACATAAACACTACCTGTAGCAACACCCTGAGATGCATATTGTGGGAATTGATAATGCGGAGCAAGTGTTAATTTTAATGGTCCAAAAACGCCAACTTCAAGGCCTAAACTAGCAAGAGTTGCAGAGCCGCCTCTATTAACTAATGCAATTTTTCCATTTGGGCCGGCTGCTTGATCTGATTGTGCTGATGCATCAGCATATAGATACAAGTTAGTAC